TGGGGATAGCTTTACTTAAACTGAGTGTGTGATGCGCGCATCACACACACTTATTATTGATCCCACCATCCCACCCAAAAGGCATCCCAACTGTTGAGATTGTCTCGGTTGTTCTTCGCTTTGTCTGTATGTATCCCCTCCTTGTGAATGGACTGCGCTAACCTAGCAAAATCTGGCTTCGGGGGATTCGGGCAAGCCGAACGCCCAAGCTATGTCAAATCGCGTAGGTTTGACATAGCTTCCAGATTTAGCGAGGTGATCTCATTCAATTAACAAAGGAGTGAATACAATGACAAAGACAAAGAACAATTCAACAATCGCAACAGTTGGTATACCTTTCAGTATATTAGGTTTGAGTACCTTGAAAGGTATTTGTAATACCGTATACGGTAGAATTGCTACCGCTGAGAGTAAGAAG